TGATTTTACAATGTGTGGCAGGAAGTATGGTGGTCATTTCTTTAACCACTTCTATGATTCATATCAATGGACTCCATCTGCTGTTGGTATGGATTGTGAAAGTGGTGATTGGGATGATCTTGAGAGCTATCTTAAAGAAGTTTCTGACTATGGTTTTGCAGGCGACTTTGGGCGTTTTGATGGATCCCTCGCTCCTCAGATAATGGACATGTTTAGTGATCTTTGGATTTCTTACATGTCCACTGCTGATGGCTGGGATAAAGGATGTGACAACTTTGTGCGAACTATGGTCCATGAAATTATCCACACCACTCATCTTTGTATGGATGGTGTGTATATTTGTCATGGTGGGAATCCTTCTGGCAATTTCTCCACTGTCATAATCAACTCATTCGTTAATTGGATGTATTTTGCTTATGCGTGGATGGAGTTGGCACCAGGACCCCAATACAAAACCATGAATTCCTTTGAGGAATTTGTTCGCATCAAAGTTTATGGTGATGATGCAAAACTTGCAGTCCATGATAGTGTGGCAAGTTGGTATAACATGAAAACTGTTTCCAAGCTTTTTGCCCAGTATGGTATTGAATTACTACCACCGGACAAAGAGATTGGTGAAGAGTTTGAAGTTGCACCACTTGACACATTTTCATTTTTGAAAAGAAAGACTCGCGTTGATCCTGACATTGATCGTGTGCGGCGCTTGGCCTGTATCGATAAATCATCCATTTATGGATGTATAAATTGGAACAGGAAAAGTGTTGGACAAGATAAATGGTTAACAGCTCAAGATGGGATCAATTGTGCACTTCGTTTTGCTTTCTTTCATGGGCGTGAATTCTTTGAACATATCCGCTCGACATGTATCCAGCATGCTGAGAGGTATGAATTAGGGAGATTGCGCTTATTAACTTGGGTGGAATTGAAAAATCAATATTCCATTCATGGAGGCATTTATGAAGAAGCACATTGCGAGTCTTCAGAAATTTCACCAACGACTGATACCATTATTGAAGGAACACCACATCTTGGTACAGTCATTGTACAACCGGAGCCTACCGTGCGAGCTCCAGTCACGAATAGACAACCATTTCGTGATGCACGAGCACGGCGGATCATTCCTGAACAAGCATGGAATGTTCCTGAGATGGCAGAGAAGTTTTCCCAATTTGACCATTATCAATGGACGGCAACACAGACGTCGATGACTTTGCTGAAGCAATACTCAGTGCCTTTTGATTTAATTCAAAATAACACTGTTAGTGTTCCTTTTGCGAACTTCACGTTTGCGCGTTTCCATACATTGATACAAGCAACATCTAATGGTCCAAAAACATCTCAAGGGAAACTTCTCTTCACATTTGTGCCTGGTATGAACAAAGCTGAAGCAGCAGCACGACATGGTCGAAATTTGTGTGCAGCAACAACTATAACAAATTTTGGCTTAGGTCCAAATCATTCATCTGGGTCTATCGAAATACCATTCTACAATATCAATTCTTTTTTGAATATTGTAACACCAGACCCTAATGTTGATTTTGTTGGAACTCTCAATGTGCTTGTGGTTATTCCACTAGCAACTGATCCATCAGATGCAATTGCATATTCTGACATCACTATGTATGCATCTTTTAAGAACTCAGAGTTCCATGTGCCTATTTCACAAGTTCTTTCCAGGCGTAGATTTAATCCTCTGTATATGAAAGAACTAAATATTACAGAGAGAGATCGTACGTCCGAAAGACTGAAGCAATTTGCTGAAGATTTTGAGACTATATCAGAGACTAGTGAGTGTGAGGAAATGACTATTGAAGAACTTAAGACTCTCTTTCCTCATATTAAAATAAAGCATGAACCATCAAAATGCCAAGGTTCTTCATCATCAAAACAATCAGATGATAAGACTAACACCACTACTGTAGACTCACATAATGTTGAAAAAGGACACAATACTATCGTTATGGGGAATTTGACCGAGATTATTATGAATGAAACTGCTCCAGAAAAACCAGGCAATTTTAATCCGAGTCCTCCATCGATAGTCACCGATATGAGTGGTTCAAGTAGCCAGACCTCCACAAATACGCAGACAACATCTCCAACAACTGATGTTAAAATGCCAGTACCTGGTGAGATGGATAAACCATCTACCACTTTCCGGGT